GTCAATTGGCCAGCTGGGTTGAAAAATCACGTGATGGCAAGGTGCACGGCTCGGTTAACACCAACGGCGCAATCTCAGGACGCATGACGCACAGCGATCCAAACATGGCACAGGTGCCACGCTGCGGTTCTCCCTATGGAACGCAGTGTCGTGCACTGTTCAAGCCAACCAGACCTGGGTGGGTTCAGGTCGGAGCGGACGCCAGTGGTCTAGAGTTGCGCATGTTCGCTCATTATCTTGCCGACTATGACGATGGCGCATATGCCAATGTAGTTTGTGACGGAGACGTCCACACTCACAATCAGAACATGGCCGGTCTGTCGACACGCGATCAAGCCAAGACGTTCATCTACGGACTGCTGTATGGCGCTGGCGATGCCAAGGTAGGCAAGATCGTAGGCGGATCCGTTCAGGATGGCAACAGACTCAAGACCCAGTTCAAGAAGCAGGTTCCAGCGTATGCCAAGCTTCTTCAGCATCTCGAGTTTATCGTAGCCCAGCGTGGGTTTCTGAAGGGACTTGACAAGCGTCCTCTTCCAGTCAGGTCAGCGCATAGCGCCCTGAACCTTCTTCTTCAGTCAGCAGGTGCCGTAGTGATGAAGGCTTCATTGTCAATCCTGTATGGACAACTGAGAGACAAACATCCTGGTAGGTTTGCATTCATGGCCAACGTACACGACGAATGGCAGATTGAATGTGATCCTGAGATTGCCGACGACGTTGGCAAGATGGCTGTGCAGTCCATTACAGAAGCTGGAACATTCCTAGGACTCAAGTGCCCTCTCAAGGGCGAGTACAAGATCGGCAACAACTGGGCGGAGACTCACTGATGGTAGAGTATATCATGCACATGGGATCGGACGACACGATCTGCGACGCGGCTCGGGTTTCCATGGATAAGACTGCGGATATGTTTACGGTCAATCAGAATGAAAAGCTGATCAACTATCTTGCCCGTCACAACCATTGGTCTCCTTTCTCCCACGTCACCGTTCAAATGCGGTTTACCGCTCCGATCTTCATCGCCAGACAGCTGGCAAAGCATCAGATTGGATTTGCCTGGAACGAGGTATCACGTCGCTATGTCGACACTCTTCCTGAGTTCTTCTATCCGGATACGTGGCGTGAGCGTGCTCCGTCTGTAAAGCAGGGTTCTCTCCCTACGGCCCACCCTGAGAATCAGTCTTTTATGGATGCTGCAGATGATGTGTACGCCTGTGCATTGCGTGTATATACAGACATGATTAATGCCGGTGTGTGCCCCGAGCAAGCAAGAATGGTGCTGCCTCAGGCCGCACTAACTGAATGGATCTGGACAGGAAGCCTGTATGCTTGGTCGCGAATGTATAGGTTGCGTATTGATAGTCACGCACAGCAGGAAGTTAGGAAGTACGCGGCACTTGTGGGGGAGATTTGCAACAGTAAGTTTCCTGTTTCTTGGAATGCCCTTACAGGAGATATTGCTTGATTATCGTAGCATTTGCTGGGGTAGCCAGGGGAGGCAAGACGACTGCGGCTAGATTGCTCCATGATTGGTGCATGGATCACGATCTAAAGCCAATCATAATGTCTTTTGCCCAGCCTATGAAGGAAGCGGCTAAACGTATAGGTTTATCCAAGGATACTAATCCAGAACTATACAGAAAGACTCTTCAAAGGTGGGGAGAGTCTAGACGTGATCCCGCTTATAAGCCAGGTATAACGGGTCCGGATTATTGGGTGAACCGCTCTATTAAGACCATTGCACGTCTTGCCGATGCCGAAAAGGCAGAATACATGCACATGGATAAGTATGAATGGAACAGAGAGTTCAAGGAATATGTGATTATATTCGATGATATGCGATATCTAAACGAACTTGAACTAATCACAGACCTTGGTGGAACAACGATATTTGTAGATGGCGCATCACGTTTAAAGGATATGGGAGCCAAGTGGCGCATGCACGAATCTGAAAAGATGGCCATGATGTATACATATGGTCATCTTCCGGATGTGTTTGATTACTACATTACCAATCATCACGGCGAGCAGACGCTTAAAGAACTAGTAGATCATCTTGCACCAGCTTGGCTAGACATGGAGATTATGTCATGAGTCAGTTCAATAGACTTGAGCAGAATGAAATTGAAAAGATCGCAAAAAAGGCAGCTGGAACCACAGGCGGAGGGGTAACATCGGTAACAGCAGGAAGTGGTCTTACTGGAGGTACCATTACCACCAGTGGAACCATTGCAGCTAATTTTGGAACAGCCGCGGGTACAGTGTGCCAAGGAAACGATGCGCGTCTTACCGATGCTCGTACTCCGTTGGCACATACCCATGTGGCTGGAGATGTAACATCGGGAATCTTTAACATTGCCCAGATTCCGACTGGAACGACAGCCTCTACAGTTTGTATTGGAAACGACGGTCGACTTTCTGACGCCCGTACTCCTTTGGCTCATGTCCATACTACTGCAGATGTAACTTCTGGTACCTTTAACATTGCCAGAATTCCAACCGGAACCACCGCTTCTACCGTTTGCGTCGGAAATGACGGTCGTCTATCTGATGCTCGTACTCCGTTAGCTCACGTTCATGCCGCTTCTGATGTAACTTCCGGTACCTTTAATATAGCTCAGATTCCAACCGGATCGACAGCATCTACTGTTTGCATTGGCAACGATAGTCGTCTATCAGATTCAAGAACTCCAACTGCGCATGTTCACAGCACTTCGGATATTACATCCGGCACGATAGATACTGCCAGGCTTGGATCTGGATCAGCCAGTTCTCTTACGTTTCTGCGCGGAGACAGCACGTGGGCTTCTATATCCGGTGGAGTATCAGACGGCGATAAGGGTGATATTACTGTTTCTTCCGGTGGTACCGTATGGAATATTGATGCCGCTGTTATTGGTGTAACTGAACTATCCGCTACAGGAACCCCAATGGAAGACACCTACCTGTGCGGAAACAATACATGGTCGATTCCATTTTCCTATCCACGTGTGCTTCCTCTTAGCACCTGGTATGAAACAACTAATGTTCAGAATGATGCGTTTACAACCCTCGCGTTGACTGCCGCAACTGCATATTATACCCCATATCGTTGCCATAAGAATCTAACTATTGATCAGCTGGCTGTTAATGTGTCAACCACTCAAACTAACAACTGTGCAGTTGCTATTTACGAGTCAGGTGCAAATGGCTGGCCAACTGGAGCTCCGGTACTGACTTCTGGCAGTATTTCAACCAGTACCGCAGGAACCAGGACCGTTACGGTTTCCTATACACTTTCACAAGGTAAGCAATACTGGTTTGGCCTTCAAGCCTCAAACACAGGTACTCAGCCTACTCTCAGGGCTATTGCATCAACTGGAGCCATTTGCTTGCGCAACGATCCTACTGCGGCCAATCAGTTCAATTTGATTCGACATACTGGAGTTACTCTCAATACATGGAGGAACTTTACGACCACCCCGACCGCTACAGCGGATCTGGCTAACGGTAACGTCCCAGCCGTGTTTGTCCGGGCCCTGTAATTACCCGCCCCTTACTGAGGAACCATACAGTATATACACCTTACTCTTTCTAGAAATAGGATAAAGTATGGATATTAGGGTAGACTTTATAGACCTTAAGGACTCTCTTAGTCGTGCTTCGGGGGTCATTCAAGGCTTTAAACCCGTACATGTAGGTCTTCTATATGGGGAATATTACCTACTGGTTCCGGCTGGGCAGCCCTCTAAGTGGCATACCAGAGCGGCGGTGGAACGTCATCTAGGTCGTTTTACAGTCCACTCCTTTAAGATTACCCCGGATAATCATAGTATAGAACTGGCAATGCTACTTGGCGATGGCCATGTAGCCAGCAGTCCGCTGTGGCTGTTTCTGACTGAATTCTGGCATAGGGCCGCTGACAGCGGTCTTGTGTCATTTAGACCCCAACGTACCGCGTGTGTCAGGGTTGTTTCCAATATCCTGATGTCAATGGGGCTTGACGTAGACGCACACACCTCACCAACACTATTCAAACAATTATCGAGCTCTAGCAAGGCGACAAGACTCAAATGACCACCACTCCCCATATCTCAAAGGAGTTGCTTATGTTCCTGGAACAGCGATTTACTCCTGTAATGGATACTCGCGGAATCGACCTACGGGACATTGATTTCAGGTCAGGTCAATACAGTGTTGTCACTACTTTGAAGGCTCTTGCTGAAAGGCAGGTAACTAATGCCAACCTCAATGCCCAAGGGCCCAAGTAAGGCTCAGATCAAGACCGAGGCCGATATTGAAGCCGAACGAGTAAAGTTTGAAAATGAAAGACGACTATTCATCGAACGCGTTGCCTCATACGAAACGATTGCCAGCGGAGCAGACGGAGCACGATCGTCGTTCGAGTATAAGGACTGGGCTCCCATGGATAGTGCAGGTCTCTTCATTCCGGCCAAGTTTGACCCGACGTTTGACCCTACCAAGTACGAAGGCAAGCGTCATGCGGACCTTTCGTGGTTCTCAGCCCCCAATCTTGGACTAAACTACACTCAACCAGAGCTTCCAAAGAAGCGTCGTCACAATAACGATGGTCTTGGCGGCTATCTAGGTGGGGTTGCCAGAAACTTTGGTAATCCATTTGATTGGTGATAGGAATCACACATGAATGAATTCAAGGCATCAGTAGGATCATTTCCTAATACGGCTATCTACAGCCACGATATTGTGCAGACGTCTTCTGGCTGTATCCTGAAGATCAACAACAAGTTTGTAAGGAAGTTTGATTCATACACCGCAGCCGCCGAAGCCCTTAATGCAATTGCCAGCAGGGGTGGAAACGGATACGCTGTGTTGAATAATTCCGCTACTCCGGAATCGCTGCACTATAAGAAGATGGCGACCGATCTCAACAGTAGGCTTTACTCGTTGAAGTTGATCGGTAGTCCTCTTGGTAATGGAACTACCTTGAATATTCCTAGGTGGGTAGAGGGAGCTATTCGACGGTTTGTGTCAATTCCGGCAGCAGCCAACGGACAGGCTGATGCTGTGGATCGTGTACGGGCATTTGGCAACAACGTTGCTCCTAACAACGCTTTGTTTACCAATCCTGCGTCTGGATTCGATTTCAATCCATCGAGTCCAACCACGACCAGTCCGTGGCACAATCTTTTGTATGAACTGATCTACGAGGATTATAAGATTGGATTCCGGTCGTTTCAATTCTATATGCCGTTTGGCGGCTATCGAATGAATGAAACGGATATTACGTCACATTCATCGTGGTTTGGGACTCCATCTGAGTGGCAGTTCAATTTTACCGGGAGCGGTGGAAATAACCCATTTCAAGCCGCTTGCTTATGGAAGGGTTTCTGGGAAGCCATTAAACAACTTGTCAATGGAACATTCCCAACTCCACTAAATGGCCGTACGCCAATTACAGAGCCATTGAACATCCATCTATATATGAATGGCTGTTCATCTTATACCGCCTATCGTCAGGAAATGCACAGGGTCTGGGAAGAAGCAGGAGGAGATCCAGCTGCTGGCGATATATTGGTCAAATTTCATATTGATCGAACAATCAATAATATTGTTTCGTGTAAGGGGGCCCCTGGGAAAGGCATTCTTTCAGTCAATGTAGACGCCTCGGCTCTCTCGGCCAGTCCTTCGACTGTTCATTTATATCGTAGTATTTCTCCTGGCGGTGGAGCAGATCCCAACTGGAAAAAGTTGCTTAACTATAAAACAGATTTCTGTGAACTAGCCGATTACTATATTATCTCCAGACTGAATGAAAGCGGTGTTCCGTGTCTATGCGAGTCGCGTCCCGACAAGTATAAGACAGTTGGATCTGTCGGAAACGAAACAGCAACTTATACCGGAACCCCTGGATCGGAATCAAAGAATGGATTTGGTGGATGGCTTGGAGATGCTCAGTATGACTGGTTCTCCAATCCAGATACCAACACAACGTTTAACGCGTCGCTGAATAACAGAGATGCTGGTTGGGTGCATTTGATGAACGGTTCATATGTAACCGACTGGACCAAGGTACCATTTGGTGTAGAGTCCATTGTAAAAACAAACACTCAACAGCGTGATATGTTCCTTGTTCCGTTTGGTAATACAGGATACACCCCGCACTTTAGGTACAACTATCTCTGTCAAATCGCAGATTTGATCCAGGATTACAAGTGGAGAAGCGGAGATACATCAAAGCCATGGTATGATCGTATCTGTCGACGTGGCTTCTACACCCTAGCAATCACTCCTGATTGGTTCATGGGTCACCGATACAATGAAATAGATGTCGGTACTGGTAACTACAGCGGAGTAGGAACAGGTCAAAATGCTTGTAATTATTTGGTTTGGTATGCTAATCCAACTGATAGTACATCATTTACCACGTGGAATCAAGCTACATTCGACGCTAATCCAAATGCCTATACAGGTGGATTGTGGACTACTGCGACAATTGCGTTCTACAACGATAATATCAGAGGAAACTGGAATCCAGCAACTGCTGTTGATTACACCACGCTGACAGAATGGCTTAGTAATGTATTTCAAGTAATGTGCGTGAACTCCAGGCCGCCAAACACTCCAGGCGCTGGATCAACGTGGGATAGCAATAGCTGGAGAAACAATCTCATTGACAGTACAATGCGAGTTGGTCTCTAAATTGGATGCAACATGAATCAAAAAGGTGAAATCGAAGTTGAGTTCGATCGGTTGGACAGCCGACGAGCCAATAAACTTCAGCGAGCACAAGATTGCGCTCGTCTTACGGTTCCTGGTTTGTATCCTGAAGAGGGATTCACGGAGACCATGGAACTTCCAGACGTATACAGCAGTCTACCTGCCCGAGGCGTCATGGCATTGGCTTCTAGGATGGTCTCTGCTATCTACCCGTTGAACCAGGCCCCATTCTTCAACTTTGAGTTGGATCAGGCCTTTGTTCCCGAGGGTGCTGACCCTACCCAGACCATGGCGCAGCTTTCCCGTCTTGATCGCAAGATTATGGATAAGCTGTCGTCCACAAATCTTCGTCAGGAGTTGTTTGTTCTATTCCAGCATCTCATCATCTGCGGCGACGCGTTGTTTGAGATTGTAGACGAATATTCGTTTAGGGTGCACCGCATTGATCAATATGTCGTGCAGCGGTATCCAGATGGACGCGTCAAGCGAATCATACTGCGAGAGTGGGTTGATCCCGATGCTGTTCCGGAGGATTGGCCCGAGACGGATAAGATGGAATCAGAGTACGAGAACAGCGATGGTCCATCGTCGGATCACAAGCCGTTCTTCACTGAAATCGAATGGAACGAAGACACCAAGAAGTGGGAAGTGGAAAAGGAATACTGCGGCGTCCAGGTGGACAGTGGCACGTATGACATCTGCCCCTACGTTCCTCAGGTGTGGTCGCGAATCGCTGGTGAGGATTACGGCCGTTCGCTGGTTGAAGAGCATATTGGCGATATCCGAACGTTGGAAGCCATCACCAAGGCATTGGTCGAAGCTTCTGTCGCCAACTCCGAGTTCCGTATTGGAATTGACCCAACCGGCATTACCGAGGTGGCCGATCTACAGGACACCGAAAACGGTGACTTTGTTCCAGCCCGACAGGTAGACGTGTTTCCAATTCAGCTGCTTAAGCAGATTGATCTTGGGCCCATGGCTGCTCTTCGGGCAGACCTAACCCAACAGCTCGGTCGTACGTTTCTACTGCAGTCTTCCGTGCAGCGCACCGGAGATCGCGTCACCGCCACGGAAATCCGCGAGGTGGCTCAGGAACTCGACCAGACCCTCGGTGGAATCTTCAGCGGCATTGCCCGTGATATCCAGATTCCAATTGTCAAGCGTGTTCTTGTTCTGATGGGTCGAGACCGTCTTGTTCCGTCGGAGATCCTCAAGCTTGTCGAAGGACAGGGCCCATTGAATCTTAAGGTTCGAACGGGACTAGAGGCTCTCAACCGAGAAGTGACCAATAGTCAACTCTCTCAGTGGGCTGTAATGGTCGGACAAATGCAAGCCGTTCAGCCGTATATCGACTGGTATGGATGGGCAATCAAGTGGACCTCGAGCTTTGGTCTGGAACCTGTGGGTCTTGTCAAGACACCTCAGCAGCTCCAGGAAGAGCAACAGGAAGCAGCTCAGCAATCCATTCAGGCTATGGCTTCTGAGCAGATGATCAGCAGTCTTGGTTCTATGGCTGAAACAGGAGCCAAGGCCGCCATGCAAGGTAACAATCAATGAGCGAAACTGAAAATACCCCCGAGGTTGACGTTGACCTTAACAACGTCGAGACGTTTGCACGAAGCAATCCCGGAAGTCTGCCTCCGCAGTTCAAGGGAGATCCTGAGAAGTTCATCAAGTCTTGGAAGGATATGCGATCCGAGATCACCAAGCTTCAGCAAGCAAAGAAAAACACCCCTCCTGAGATCGAATCTCAGGACCAACTTCCCGAAAAGGAAGTTTCTACGCCTAATGACCTTAACATCCCCGAGAAGCCGACTCAACTTTCCGAAGATGAGTGGAACAAGTGGGGCATGGAGGTCTCGAGCACCGGAAACCTCAGCCAGGATACTAAGACGGCCATTAAGGCACGGTTCGGCATTCCCGACCAGATCCTAGATACCTATGTTGATGGAATCCGAGCTAGGCAGCGTCAGCTAGCGACCGAGGCGGCTGGTGTCGTCGGTGGCCCTGAGGAGTTGAATAAGATCATCCAATGGGCCACCGACAACCTGCAGGAAGATGAACGCGCAGCCGTCAATGCGTCGTTGAAGCAACCTGGATGGCAGAATGTGCTGCTGGGTCTAAAGACCCGCCGCAACATGCAGAACCCAGAGCCAAAGAACCGCATCGTCGGATCTTCTGGGGTTCCAGCCGGAATTAAGCCGTTTGCCAGCAGTAAGGAAATGGTTGCTGCCATGCGAGATCCTCGCTACAAGTACGATAGCGAATACCAGAACTATGTTCAGGAACGCGTTCGCATCACTGGATACACCAAGAATGATTAACGAAATCAAGAAGTACATCAAGGATGTGCCTCATGCCGCGTTTATTGTCGGCATCATTGTAGTTGCATTTGCTGTTCTCATGATTCTGCAGGGATGCAACCTTGCATCGTTTGTGCAGGTCAATGTTCCAGCTCCAGTCAAGACTGCCGTGGGCATCGCCCCGAGTGACAAGGTTACTCTTGACAATGCGGACATCGTGTGGGAGGATTGGCTTGCATATGTCAACTCCAACACCAAGAAGTTCGAGTCGGCTATTGAAGACGCCAATGAACGATATGCAACCATCCGAAATCTAACCGACATGAGCATTGGCATCATTGGTCAGGAAACGGCTGGGATTCCAGGCGGTGCAATCTTGATGTCTGCTATTTCCCTTGTCGGTGGAATTCTTCTCAAGCGCCCAGGCGAAGACGCTCGAGTTGCAAAGGAAAAGCAGGATTCGTACAACAAGGGCCTTGAAGTCGGGTCCACCATCAATAAGACTTAACGCACGGTTCGCCGTGCTGGCCAATGATCTAATCAAGATCCCGTTGATCGGGTATGGGGGTATCGAATCCCCCTTGGCTTTTCCAAAGCAGAGACCGTCCGGACCCCGCATGGTGCGGGACAATCCTCGAGACGACAATCAACGCAGAGGCGGTTTAACAATGTTCTAATGTAAGAAAGATAGATAGATGGCTAATACCAATCTCATTCGTTTTGGCTCTAACTTTGCCAATGCTACCCCCACTCCCTCGGATATGTGGCTCCCCGTCTATGGCGGCGAGGTTCTCACTGCCTTCCAGGAGTACAATCAGTTCCTTGATAAGGTCAACTACAAGACTCTCACCAGCGGCACGACGATGAAGTTCCCCGCTACGTGGAAGATTGGATCGGAATACCACGAAGCCGGTACCGAGCTGCTTGGCCTTGATGTCGAGACCAAGGAGTTTTCAATCAGCCTGGATGACCGTCCGCTGGTCGCTCACTTCGAGGTCGATGACATCGACACCGCCATGTCGCACTTTGATGTCCGCAACGAGCTCGCAAGCGAAACTGGTCGCGAACTTGCCCGTCAGATGGATCGCAAGATCTGCGCCCTTCTGATCAACGCTGCTCGTACCACTGCTGACGGTGGAGCTACGGCGCGAAACTCGTTCCCCGCTGGTGGTAACGTTCTCGTCGGTATTGAAAGCTCGGCTGGTTCTCTTACTGGCTATACTGATTTTACTGTCACCGGTGGTACTCCTTCGACCTGGGGTACGGAAGCAAACGCAGCGGCGTTTATTGAATATGTCGGTGATGTCTGTCAGGTTATGGATCAGAACGACGTTCCTGTGAATGATCGTGTTGCTATTATTAACGTTCCTCTGTACTACGCTCTTCGTAGGCTGGGTCTCCCGTTTAGTAATAGCGGTACTGCTACTAACCTTGACAAGCAAGCACTTTGGGGTCGTAATGATACAAGCGCTGCCGGCCCACGCATTCAGGATAGTCAGGGCTACCAGCTCCCGATTGATGTGCTTGGCGTTCCCGTGTACTGCTCGAATCACGTTCCCTCGTCTAACATCACGACTGGTCCTACCAAGTACCAGGGTGACTTTTCTAAGTCGGGTGGCGTGATTTTCCAGAAGACCGCTATCGCTGTTCTCCAGATGATGGGCGTTCAGAGCGAGAAGTTCCGTGACGTTCGTCGTCAGTCGGATTTTATGGTCTCGAAGATGCTGATGGGCGGCGGTGTTCTCCGTCCGTACTGCGCGTTCGAAGTCCTTGCCGACTGATAGTTAGTAATTGACTGAACAAGGGGCCCTTCGGGGCCCCAACTTTTAAGGAGTAAAAATGCCTAGTAATTCTACTACGCTTAATCCGTTTTCCACCGCCTCTTCGTTTGCTCCGGGTTTTCGCGGAAGCCTTAACGACTCGTTTCAGGTTTCTCTTCCTGTGACTGCAGCGGCTGCTGTCAGTCTTCCTAAGATTGAATCCTATCCGGCTACATTTGTGGCAGTTCCCAATGGAGCACGTACGCTTGATACCATGGGTTTTATGACCGCGGTCGATGCTAGCACCGTTGTTGTTCATGGAGCAACCACTGGATTTTCCACTTCAGCTTCGTCTACTGCAGATCATGTGGTGATTTCTATTTCTAGTGGCGTTATCAGCATTACCAATGCATCTACCGCAGCAGCTACCGCAGCGGTGACTTATTCTGTTACTCGCATTAACTAAGGAATACCATGCCTTTGACTTCTACTGGAACTGTTAATCCTACCTCTACGATTACGGTGGCCCAGCCTGATCTTCGTGGTGGTCCGGTTTCCTCTAACGCTGTTGATTTTACGCTTACCGCTGGTACTTCGTATACTACAGCTCAATTGGATACTGATTGTTTTCCAGCTGTGTTTGCTATTGCAGCCCGAAACGTTACTACTGCTGGAAATCAAGCAGCTTCTGGATTCATTTATATGAATTCTGCTACTTCAACTCCACTTGTTACGTCGGCTAATGCTGTTGTTGTTGGAACTCCAGCCGCCGACCAGCTTGGAATCACTCGGTCTAATCGTTCTCTTGTCATTACGACCCTTGCCGGAAGCGCTACTTATGCTGTCCGCCTGACTCGTATTCTCTAATGTCCCTTTGGGGAATTTCGCTCCCGTCCCTATGCGTTGAAAGACGCATGGGGATTTTAACTTGAGGTAATCATGGGTGCTCTTTCAAAACTCGACGCAGTAAATCGTATTCTTCGCGCATCGGGCGAGTACCCGGTGTCAACTCTTTCCGTTACTGGCTCCAACGACGTTACCCTTGCAATTCAGACTCTTGACGAAGTAGCTCTACAGTGCCAACTCACTGGACTGAACTGCAACACGGTTGACAAGGAGGTTCTTCCTGACATCAACGGAAGAATCTGGATTCCAGACAATACGTTGTCCGTCGACACTATTGGAACCGATTACAGCCGGAATCTTGTCCAGCGTGGACGAAATCCTACCTATCTGTTTGACGTCGACAACAATACGGAAGTCTTCACGGTAGGAACCGCCATCAACGTTCGAATCACAACCTCGCTTGAGTTTGAATCTCTTCCGACTGCAGAGCAGTTTGAGATCGTCGATCAGGCGGCTCGAATGTACCAGATGGCTACCGTTGGAGAGGCAGCCCAGGACAAGCTGCTGCAAGAAATTGCATTCATGTCTCGAGCCAAGAGTCGAGCCGCAGACATGCGTTCTCGCGACGTCTCGGCGTTTACCAGCAATACAAAGAGCGCGTGGCCTACTATTGGAGCGCGTAGAACCCAAGGACCCTTCTAATGCTTCAGCGCATTGTCATTCCGGATCTTACTGGTGGAGTATCGCGACAGCCAGATGGACAGCGGTTTCCGACCCAGGTAGAGGAAGCCGACAATGTATTCTTGCACCTGAGCAGGGGCATGGAGAAGCGTTGTGGCTCAGTCTTGGTTGCAGATCTTCCTAATCTTGCAGCGGATATCTTTGTCCACTGGATTGAACGAAGTAGTACGGATAGGTTCATCATGGAATTCCATGATCATCCTAGTACTCCTCTTCATATCAGAAATCTCAATGGAGCTAACTGTACCATTACTTATGTTGGTACCGTTGCGGAACAGAATGCCCTCAAGGACTATCTGCATACTTCAAGTTCCAACATTCGAGCCGTCACTATTGACGATACTACTATTGTCGTCAATAAGTCTGTTACTGTTGATCTTGCTCCAACTACTGCACTTAGTTACACGTTTGGTGGAACCGCTGTAGATACTTCCGGTAATGCCCACAACAAGGCATCGTGGGAAGAATTTAATCTTCCTCCTAGCGTTATCAGTGAATATTGGTATGCACAGAACGATGCACTTGGACATCCATCCGGATGGTACCAGTCAATTTCTATTACCACTCAACCATGGTACCAGCGCGTTCAGACTCCAATGGTGGATTCCACCATTGACAAGACAACCGCTCCTATCATCATTGTGCAGACAAGTTCTAATTCATTCGAAGTCCGCCACATTCCGTGGGTTCCGCGATTCAGCGGAGATAGCCTGACCAACCCAGGACCGTCGTTTGTCGGCGGTACTATTACCGATGTTTGTGTGCATCGAAATAGGTTGTGGTTCAGTTCAGGTGAGAATGTCGTTGGATCAGCGGTTGGTGACTTCTACAACTTCTGGCTGGATTCGTATGCTGGCGTTGTCGACTCAGATCCGATTGATGTAAAGTTGTCATCGTCTCAGGTTACTGAGATTCTGTGGATGGCTTCCTTTCAGCGCAGCATCGTTGTATTCACTCAGAATGGCCAGCAGTATGAGATCCGGGCCCAAGACGCCTTGACTCCGACTACGGTATCTGTTATTCCGTCTACAACATACGCTTCCCCTGTAATTAGACCGTCGGTGATTGGATCTCAGCTCTACTGGGCGGCTCCAAAGGGTCCTAATTCTCAGGTATATGAATACATTACGGATGAAGGGGCCGCTCAGTCGTCGGCAACGGATACGGCAGCTCATGTAGATGGATTCATCCCCAGTGGTATTCTTGAACTAAAGGCATCTCCATCCAACGATATTCTTGTGATGCGCACTGCTACTGAGTTCTACGTGAACTTCATGTTCTGGCAGGGTACTAACAAGATTCAATCAGCGTGGACAAGTTGGTCATTCCAGGATGATCCCGATATTCTTACCAGGACCATTGTCGGAATGCACGTTATTGATGACAATCTATACGTGTTGTCTCAAATCGACACTGGTACTTTCCAGACATATCGGCTTGAACGAATTCCTTTGCGACATTCAGATGCGTTGCCGTCTTATACTCCCAGGTTTGATCTATTCGTAGAGGCAAGCGGAGGGGTGTTCAACGGAACGACCAAGCGTACTACGTTCACCGTTCCTTTCATGGTTCCAGACATTGATTCAGTGTTTCTTGGATCAGCGTGGGGTAATCAGGAAGGTGTACGGTACGCTCCATTTAGCGTCACTACGGATGGCACCAACACGGATATTGTGGTCACAGGAAAGCTTGATGCTCATCCTGTATATATCGGCGTTTCGTTTAACATGCTTGTGAAGATGTCCAAGCAATATATCAGGGATCAGCAGAACATTCCAGCCGTAGGAGCGCTGCAGCTAAAGCAATGCTCCGTCTATCATCGTAACACTGGTTATTTTACATTCACCGTTGATCCTCGGACGTCTCCTGCCTCAGATCGTGTATACAAGTACACCGGAAAGAGCCTAGGAGCCATTGGGTTCATCACCAATCAAAATACGTTGTCTGACAAAGACATGCATAATTTCAAGATCATGGGTAGCAGCGGAAACGTTGACTTGTTCATCAAGTCTGATAGTCCCGCTCCTGTCAATGTGACTGGTCTTGAGTTTGTAGTAGATTTTGTCCCAGGCAAGAGAAGCGCAGCGAGTACATAATGGCTATTGCACCAGAAATTATTCTTCTTACTGCTGCAACTACCGCTGCTTCTGTTGGTAGCGCGGCATATTCCAATAAACAGGCCAAGGAAGCAGCCGAATATCAAAATCGCCAACAAAAGTTGGCCTATGAAAAGACGCTTGCGGTCGGCCGCGAACAGGGAGCTATTGCTGCCTTGGAAAAGCGACGTCAACTGCAGGGTCGCTATGATGCCTATCGCGGTGCTCTTGAGGCGTCAGCTGCAGAGCGTGGTGTATCAAACAGTAGGAGCACACAGGCGCTTGCATCCAGTCTTGGAATCCAAGCAGCCCGTGAGTCCGCTCGTATATCTCTTGAAGAGCGTCTCAATATGCAGAATTTGTCTATCAGCGCAATGCCTCAGTGGCAGGTTGCTCCTCAGAGTTCTATGCTTCTTTCTGGAATCCAGGGAGGATTGCAGGGTCTTTCAATGGGCATGTCGTTGATGCAAGGTCAGCAGGGTCTCGACATCAACCGTGCCGTCGCCCGTGCTCAGGGCATTCAAGTCTAAGGAGTACAGATGCCTAGGGAATACAAGTCAACGGCAGGTCCTGGTTATCAGAATCCTCTCGGATTCAGTCAATCTGATCTGAATGTCTCTACTCCACGGTTTGTAGCGCAGATCGCTGTTGCTCCTACTGAAAATCCTTTTGAAGCACTTCAAAAGATTCTTGGCCTCACTGTCGACATTGCCGGTCGTGCTACTTCCATGGCAAGTCAGGAAATCGAAGGAAAGATCAGCTATCAGAGGGCTTTGGAAGCCCGTCAAGAGCAAACCAGGATTGAGACGAAGCGTACAGAAGCAGAAGCCGCCGCGTCCTGGGAAGCTACCCGTCGTCTTAAGCTGCAGCAGGCTACGTCTGAGGAAGCCGTAAAGGCCATTCGAGAAGAGGCAACAAAGGATATTCCTGGAGCCTCGACGCAGATGATTGAGTCTCAGGCTCAGGTCGCTGTTGCCGCTTCATCTGTATCCAATCAATTGCGTATAGCAGCTGACAGGGAGATTCTTGACGCAACTAAGGCAATGGTTGCTACAATGTCGGACTCCATTGGCAGCGCTTATATTGCAAACGATATTGATGGTCTTGACGGTATTGTAAAGACTCTATCTGATCGACTTAAGTCTGAAAAAGATCCCGATAAGATCTCTGAGCTGAATAAACTTCGAAATGAAGCGTTTGCTCGCGTCTCGTCACTTCGTGAAAAGGCCGATACAAACCTTAAGACAGAAGAACGAGCAGCAGCTATACTTGCAAAGGATATGACCGATAAAGCCGTTACTCCAATTGTAAACGGCTTGTTTGCTGATATTCCAGCGTTTATGGCTGGAATTAAATCGGTTTCTGATGAAAGCCTTACGGCAGCTGTGTTTGATTATGTCCGAGATTCCATGTTGGAAAAGAACCCAAACATGGCATCGGTTCTTATTTCCGGATCTGATGAAGAACAAAGTGCCGTATCGTCGGCAATTCTGGATAAAATCCAGCCGTTGATTGCCAGAGCCGCTGAGATTAGAACCAGGCAAAATCAATTCAAATCTAATGAAATTTTGGTTAACAGCCTGGCCCATGATGCTTATGTAAATGGTTTTGACAGTGCTTTTGCAAAAGCCACAACCGATCCAGAACTAGCCAGTTCAACGTTAAAGTCAAAGGCAATTCAGGAAGTCATCAGAAATGCCATTGATAGACACGGTTCAGATGATATTGCCAGAATTAACGAAGCAAAGCGAGCAATTGATACAACCCAGGATCGTGATGTTACGATTGTAGCCAACCGCGAAATTCGAGCTGCAACTACACGTATTGAACAAGAATTTGTTCTTAATCGTCAGACTATTCTAGAGGAATCGTCTAGGCTTGGGCCTGTGTTCAATGTAGACGACGAAGCAGTTGGTTGGGCCAAGCTGTATCCAAACCAAGAGTCTTTTGTCAATTTTGTTCTTTCTAAGGTTGGAACAACCCTAGAGAACTTCCGAACTGATCCTTCTATTCAGGAAGTGTTCGGTCCAATGGTCAGTCGTCTTGTAGCCCAATATGACAGGGACTACGAGAAGACTAAGAACAACATTGAGGCCAGTGATATTAGGTTCAAGCGTGAAGACGCCGCCAGCCGCCGTCTTATGACGGTAGAGCAGGGCTTTAAGCACTCAGATGCAGCAGCAGCAATCAAGGATGGCTCCTATAAGAAAATGAACGTGGAGCAACTTGAATCTCTGTTTGCCGATGGTCTTCAGGGTTATTCTAACACCGGAACGCCAAAGGAACTCACAGATATTGTGATTGACGGATATGCAAGTGCTGAGAATTTCAACGCCGTAAAGGCGTATTGGAATATCATGTCACAAAGCAATGATCCTACTGTCCGCATTTCCGTTGCCACAAATCCTAAGTATTTCAAGTCTTGGGCTGTTGGTTCATATCTACGTTATCTAGATAAGGACATGGAAATTCACGGAGAGACGGCTGTTGGAATGACCAGCGATTTCATTGCTAATCTAGAAGCATATGAAAAGCCATCAGATAGCTCACCAGAGGCTACAACCCGTAGGAATATTATGGGCGATGCTATTGAGCAACTATCAAGTGGTGCTGGAATTGACACCGGGTATTTTGATATTACTGGAGTATCGGCCAGTGATGTCGTAGAAAAGTACATGGCTCCATACGATAGGGCCATGATGATTGACGTGGCCGTAGTGGCCGCTGCTGCTCCGGAGAATGTCGATAAGTCTGCTTTCTTTGTCAGTATCATGCGATACAACGGATACAGGGTGTTCTATCTTCCGCGTGAAGACGGTTCACCGTCCTTCAGGTTGATTCATAATGTTCCAGGTCAATCTGGAGCTGTTCCACTTCCTGATCCGTCTGAGGTTTCTTCTGGAAAATTCAGGCAATATCTTGAATCTAAGAAAACCGCTATCGCTGAATACCTGTCCTCAGCACCAACTACCGATGTAAAGAGGACATACAATGCCTCTGAAATCACCAAGATTGATATCAATCCACTTGATCAGGATATGATCAAGGGTCGGTGTGCAGTTAAGGCATATGTAGCTGGTCGTTGGATTCGTATTCCAACTGAATCAAACGTGTTTGTAACGCAGAATGACTATCTAGAGTGGTTGCCAAACTACAAGAAACCCGGACTTGGTAGATGGGGTCCTCCTGTACGATAATAAATGAGAACTGATAACCATGAGCACCTTTAATTTTAACCGAGAGTTCAAGTACCAGAAGGATTATGGTATCAGCAATGCTCCCTCGTTTCTTACCGGAAGCGTGGGAGCTTCATATCTTCCAGAGTTTATTCAGACTCAGGTTGATCGCTCCATTTATGGAGCAACCGAGGGCGGAGCAGGACGATGGCTGTTCGGCGCAATGCGAACTCCTCAGCGCTTTATCCTCGACAATGTGATGGGTTGGGATCCTGACGTTGCATCAAACGTAGATCCCAACTTTACTCCCGATAATGCCAGGAACCTATGGAATAGCGTTCCAGATGCCGCAAAGGCGGCTGTGCTATATAAGGGAGGTCAGGAACTGGTTGACGATATTCTTGAAAACTCCGTCTCTCAGGCGCATTTCATTCAGCGCATCAGCGAGGTGGAGGTTATCACGACGGCATCCATGTCGCTTGACAAATACGATCGCGAAGCAAATATGTTGACTCGTGGAATGCACAAGACATTCTCCGCCACCGTCAACTATGTTGCTTCAGATCCAATGACCACCATCTCTATTGCAGCCACGGCAGGTCTTGCCGCAGCTGGTGTGGGAGCGGCTGCTACTGGAGCGGCAACCAACCAGGCCGGTGTTATTGCCAGCATTGCTGGCAACTACAATCGAACCTGGAGAGCCGCTACCTATCTTTGGGATGGTATTGATGGAGCTTCATCGGCTTACTCCGAGTTCAAGCAACTTAACGACGATGGCTATAGGGTCTATGGAAAGACCTTTGAGGCTGATGAGTCGTGGACCGATAACGTAGCGATGGGCGCTGCATTTGGTCTTGGTTTCTCTATGGGTTCTGATGCTCTTGGCTTGCTATTCAAGGGATCCAAGGCGCCATCTACCGGTATTTCATCAATTGAAAACATGGCAGCAAGGTCTTCCGAGGGCACCCTTGGTACCGCAATTGACCATGTTGCGGCCAGTCGTTTCCGCACATCAAAGAGTCGACTTGAGCGATCTCTTGATACCATTGTTGGTCCGGACAGTGAACTGCGCCGAAACCTGATGGATGACGATACTCGAGACAAGCTGTTCTGGGGAGGAACCCAGGACATGGATGAGCTTTCCGACTGGATTGAAAAAAATCGTCCAAACGCATCTGAATTGAATCAACATATCAACGATCGGCTAGCGGCATCTGAAAAGAATCGCCAACTGGCTGAAGATTGGCAGGGCGAGGTAGAGGAATATGTCCTAGGTGGGGGCGATGAGACGGCATTCTTCAGGAAGAAGGCTGTTGATATGCTTCGCACCCACATGGGTGAGGATTTCTCTAAGTATCGGTTTGTAGTAGATTATTTGGAAGAAGCCAGCGGAGACATTCGACTTGTAGCTGAATGGATGGCGCGTGGTGACGCGGACCGTGTTGTTCGTGTTGTCAACGCCATCAATGCTAATAAGCGAGTTGGAGTGCTGGAAGACGTGGCCATTAATAGGGCTCTTGATAGGATTTCCCGTCAAGGACGTTCTGTAGCAATGGACGAAACACGTCAAGCCCTGAATAAAATTGAAGACAATATCACACAGGGCCGGTTTAGAGGTGCTGTTGATATTCTAAATGAAATGCACCAGGAAGTAACAGATCGCCATGGTCGTCTTCTTGGTGAAGTTGACGCAGCAATTAACTTTCTAAACGATTCACTTACTCGTCTTAACGACGAAGCATTTGAGAATCTGGATCACTTCAAGGAAATGATCATTTCTCTGGAGCGGTTCAAGACAGCATTGTCATCATCCGTAGGGGATTCAAGCAAGGCTCGTCGCAGCCTTAGCTCTGCTTTGGATCCAGATGCCGATAATGCAACAGTATTGATGCGTATTAACAAAGCCATGGACGAATCTAACGAGGTTGCAAATACAGATGTATCTGCTGCCTTTGATGATCTCCAGAGAGCCGTTAATTCATTCAAGAATACAGAGGAAACACTTTCCTCTACTCTTGATTCAGTTAGGCGTGAAAAAAGATCCTTGGCCGCTAAGACTGGAGTTGACGGTCTTGATCGAACCATGACAGAATCTGGTTCGTTTCCTCTTTGGAAGGTCGAGTTGTCTACGGCTGGATACAATGCAGTACGCCGAAGGGCGGCTAGTCAAACGCTGGCCGGAAACCGTTGGAAGGTTGAGTTTGTCGATAGGTTCCTCGGAGAAGGGGCGGCAGACAACGCCTTGGCTTCTGGCACCAATCCGATGCGTCCCGTCATCAAGGAACGTCCGGTAATGCAGCCATTTACGGTTGCGGAGCAGGAACGCATCCTGAGCGAGGAGCTGCAGCGTATTGCTCCAGACATTGCAAAGATCAAGACTGGTGCTGCGGATCTTCCGCTGGATCAAAAGATCGTGTCCAACAAGGATACGATTGATCGTCTTAAATCTGGCCTGGATACGGCAAAGGCCATGCGAGAGCGTGGCGGAGCCGACGCTGGAAAGCTAGATAAGTTGATTGGAAAGCGAGAGCGTCTGATCAAGCGAATGGAGAACATGAACAAGCGTCTTCAAGCCAAGCTTGACGGACAGCTTGAATCACTGAACAGGGATATTACTCCCAGCAGTGCAATCACTCCAGAAAGCATCAGGGCATCTCGCGTATCCGAGAATATTGCAGCCCATACAAAGGAAGCGGAAAAGTTGGCTCTAGAAGAAGCCAAGGATGTTAACTTCCGATATACCAAGAAGGGACGCAACCTTAGAACCAAGGTTCGAAAGGCAGCGGCCAATGTCGCTGGTACTACTGAATATGCGGCGGCAAAGAAGGAAGCAGAGTTGATTGAAGCTGAACTGGGCCCGGCGCGTAATAGCGTCAATACGCTCAAGAAAAGCGGATCTACATCCGCTGATCCTGAGTTGAAGAAAGCCCAGGATGAGTTGGCCTATCTTGAAGGACAGGCCAAGAAGCTAAAGGACTCCATCAATGCAATTGAGGGACGTCCGGCTATGATTGTCAGGGCTCACAACCTGAACAGTAGCGCACCGAATGTTAACGATGTCGTGGAGTTGTCCAGGCTTCGTTCACAGATTGCGGTGGCTGTAGAGTCAGGCGAGACCGAGTTTGCTGAGGAACTTAACCGTAGGCTTTATGCGAAGTATGGAGATGCAAACCGCCTTCCTAGGTGGTCTGCTCTCGAGGATTTCTTCATAAAGAATCAACGTGCAGCCCTAGAAGGACGTCCTAAGGAAACCCTTATGACTGTCACTATGGATGGACGCAATGTTAAGTATTCAGTGGCTGAGGCCGCTGCTCAGGATGTTGCTGTTCGAGAAGGAGTAGATACGGCAGCGGCGGCACTGCCGACAAAGCCAACCATGCCTTCTAAGAAGCCATCCGCTGCTGTAACTGAAGCTGATATCAAGGCCCGTAGGGCAATGAGCGATCAGCAGCAGCTGGAAGCCGTACTGGAATCGGATGCCGATGTGGCCGCAGCTCGCGCTGCAGCCGCAGCACCACAGGGTGTCAGGTATGAAAACGCCGCTGTTTCAGATGCTGCTGATGGTCTGTCTGTTTCCAAGCCGACCAAGGAAACAACCAAGGTCGGTGGCAAGGTAGAGGCAGATGCTCCCGATAAGGCATCTACTATTCTCGAGAAGCTTCTTCCAAAGGAATCTTCTGGGGAACGCCTTGTAATTACAAACGGAGTGTTGATGTCCATGGGTCGCATTCCGGCCCTTCGTGGTCTAGGACGCGCCTTGTTCCGGGCTCAGGCCGCCGGAACCGGATTCGGCTACATTCATAATTCCAGTCGAGTTCTGGACATGATGGTAGCTGCATTCAACATGTTGGATCGTCCCGAGGCTCTTGTGAAGAGTCTCGGATTCAACAACGGATCCTTGCGTACTCTGCAGAACTTCAGGGATCGTGGCCGCATTGCGGTCAACGAACTTGCTGTTGCAGAACAACGGGCTATTCGTAATGGACATCTTAACACGATGTCTGATGCCAACATTCAAAATGCTCTTGACACAGGAGTTACCACTGGCCTTACTCCAGGTGAGTTGGAGATGCACAACATCCTCCGTCGTCACTACGACGAGGTTGGTGCGCGTCTGGAAATTTCGCACCCAGGAGTCAGCCGTGAGAACTATCGTCCTCGAGAGGCAAACAGCAATGTGATTCTTGCTCGTCAGCAGGAAGCGCAGGCTGACTTTGCAAACGCATATGCTGAACGTATCCGTACTTCCGGAAACGCCATTCCAAATGAACTTGCCGATGAATTCGGCATTGCACGTGGAACGTCGTGGTCTGCATTGTCTCCTGAGGATCAGGCCACATATGCTGCACGACTGACCACTTATTCAAATGAAATGGCAGTCGAAACTATTAGTAGATTGACGAATGGAATTACCGAAAATGGCGTTGGATACCGTCGTGCATCCAACACTCCCAGGTCTAAGTCTGCTCGTTCGCTTGAAGATGAGGTGGCCAATAATCCAGCCGTAAGGCGTTGGTATATCGGATCTCCTGTCCAAGAGCACAAGATCTACATGGAAGTCAGAGCTCCGCAGATTCTATTTGATGCGCAGCTTTCTGAAGCAGTTGGTTCTCCTTCTACGTTTGATGACGTCATTGCGGCAATGCGACAGCATTCGCTTACAATTACCGATTCATCCGTCAGGGCGGAGTTCAACCGTGGTGTTGATCGTCTTGAACGAAAGTGGAACTACCACGTAGGACGTGCACAGTACAATCACAATGAATTCCTGGATCCCGCACTGCGGGTATCTACTGGAATTGTTCGTGGCAGTGCCGGATCGTTCTGGGGCATGGCAGGTCTTACTACTGAGGTTCCCAGGGCAATCTGGGGAGCAAAGATGTACGGCGGATCTTTCATGCATGGATTCATGGACGCACTACACGCTATTCGTACGTCTAACGATCTTGGAGCAATTGAAGACATTGCTCACGCAACGGATCAGTATTCCACCTATGCTCACTCTGCGTTTGGATCGTCTGTCGGAACATCAGTCACTGAACGATTCATTGCTCCGTGGGAACGATTCTGGCATGTGGCTACCGGAGCTGAGGTACTGACCAATGGAGGAACTCCAATGGGTAGACTCTCAGGATCCATTGTTGCAGCTGCCGAGGCGTTCGGAGAAACAGGAATGCGTGCTGGAGGTATGCAATATTTCTCAGGAATTGCTCGAGTAATTGCGGATCGACAGGCCAAGCGGTTTGTCAGCCGTAGTCTTGATGCAATGGAGAGAATGGCTACTGCACTGGAACGCATTGGCAATGTCGCTGAGAATACAGATTCGGCAAGGCGTGCATTCAAGCAAGCCGCTGCTGACTCCGGACTTCCTCATGATGTTGCACTGCAGATGAACCATTCAGGTCTCCTTGTTCCAGATGTGATCAGGAACCTTCGAAATGGGTTGGCGGGACAGGAACAGGTCTTTAATCTTGGTGCTCTGCGTGGTCGTGTTGACGACCGAACCATGGGCGCCATGATGGACTACCTGACTGCGGCTCATAATTTCCACGTTCCTACTTCAAGTCTGGCGTCGTCCGTTGAATCACGGTCGGCCATTGACAAGATGTTCTATAACCTCACCAGCTACAGCAGGTCGTTTGCAACCAACGTGGCATTCAGGACAGCGGCCAATGGCCGAATGGCAACAATGCTTGCCACGTTTGCAGCCGTAATGCTTGGTGAGAATATCTATCAATCCGTGCGAGGAATCGCCACGGGTAAATCGGATCTAGACAAGATGGAACAGGATTGGAACGATGATCCTGTCAAGTTCGTGATGGGCAATGCGATCAAGTCCCCGTGGCTGGGTGCGCATCATTCGTCAGCTCTGTCGGTGGTGAATTCGTTCTCCAGCGATTACGGAATGTCCATGCGAGGAAACAACATCTTTGGTCCGATGATCCAGTCGTTCAATCAGTTCAACCGTGTCTTGTTCAGCGATGAAAAGACAGGAGAGCGGGACTACTCGTTCTTCAGCAGTCACACCCCCCTATTCAATACGTGGTATTCGAGACTTATGCTCGGTACTGACATGGAGCAATGACAATGGCATATTCATATGTTGAATATGTCGGAACCGTCGGCGGCACCACCGGCCCGTTTTCATACGGGTCGGTGGAGCTGCTGGACGCCGACACCGAATCTATTGCCACGCAGCTTAAGGTATACAAGAACGGAACGCTGCTGACAATCACTACGGACTATACTCTTGATCTCATCAATGAAGAGGTTGACACCGTAGCTTCTATCTTTAACACAGATACCTTGCGAATTGTCCGCGAGACAAAGGCAGATGCACGGTATGTAGATTACATTGATTCCACCAATGTTACTTCTGAGTTGCTGGATCTTGACAGCAATCAGCTTTTCTACCTTATTCAGGAAGCCACTGATCTTACCAACGATGCAATGGTCAAGGGGGTAGATGGGCAGTGGAATGCCCAGGGGCGTCGAATTGGTAATCTGGCTACGGCTGTCAGTGGAACAGATGCCGTAAACCTAAACCAACTTCAGGCGGCTACCTCTGGAGCCCTTCCAGCTGTTCTGTCTGGTATTGGAACTCTTGTCTATACAGGAGATTCCTCGACTACTGATTTCTCGCTTCCGGCTGCAGTTAGTTCAATTACTGACGCATCCGATATCGAGGTTTATGTCAACGGTCTTCGCCAGCGTCCCAATACCCACTACACCGTTGGATCGGGACTAATCTCATTTACCAGTGCTCCGCTTACCGACGATCAGATTCTTCTGGCATACAACGAAGGAGCCGTCGCTGCTATTCTTACCGCAAATTCGGTATTCAACAGCAGCATTCAGGCAAACGCCGTAACCGTAGATAAGATCAACCCCAGTGCTACTAATGGTCAGGTTCTGATCACAGCTTCCGGAGCAACGGCCTGGAATACCCTGACTGCAGACAAGATCTCCAATTTTGATACCCAGGTTCGAACAAACCGTCTTGATCAGATGGCGTCTGCTACGGCAGCCATCAGCATGGGATCCAACAAGATCACGTCGCTGGCTACTCCGACGGTTTCCACAGATGCTGCAAATAAGTCGTATGTGGACACTGTTCAATCCGCTACTACTTCTACTATCTCCGCAACGTCATCTGGTGTAAACAACGATATTGCGGCTATATTTAACACTGGAATTGCAAATGTCGGATCGGCTGTTCTAACGGTTCCTGTCTATAATGCAACTACAGATACAGACCCAAATCAATATATTCAACTTTCATTTACATGTTCCGGCCTAGCAGATACAACTGTATTTACTGGAACAGGAAAACCGCATAGGTCTTTCCATCAATCTGCAGTTGGAGCCAACAATGCAATTGTGACTATGTTTTGGAAGCGAAGTGGAGCTGACAACTCTACATTGACTGTATCTATTTCAAATTCGGGTAGTATTGCCGGATTTAAGTTCAAGGCTATTCAACCCGTTTATGGTGCATTTGCAAAGGGATCTTCGTAATGGCTATTGAACAAGTAACTGCATCACAGATTAAAGCAACGGGCACCCCATCGTCAACCACGTTTCTACGTGGAGATGGCACTTGGAATAGTCCTACTGGCGCAGCAGTGCAGACCCAGTGGATTGCCACTACCGGTGGAACTGGAGCTAAGACGACTACAGCCACTCCATTTATCATCGGCAACATCATGGTCGAGACAACGGATAGCAATACGAATGCTGTAAACGTGTTTTCTACGCTTACCGGCAGCATGCGCAATTATACCTCCAAAACCTCAGACGTCACAAACCGCATTATTCGTGGCGTTTCTGGTGCCGGTCAATGCCACATGACCGTTACTAGAGGAACTTCTGGAACGGTATTGACCTTAAACAATATTGATCAGGGGGCAGACTTTAACTCCAGTGGTGTCTCCATTGGATCCATAAATAATCAAAATTGGCCAAACCCAGGCTATATTAGGATTACTATGTGGGAGGACACTCAGTCATGAGCGCTACTCTTGAGGATTTGTTCAAGATTGTCGCCATGGTTGGCATTCCGTCGATCGCCGGTGTTGCCTGGCTTGTCACCATGTTGATGAGCATCAAGGCAGACATCAAGAAGATAGAAGTTCAACTGGAGCTGAAGAACACGATGTACGAGGACCGAATTGCGCGGCTGGAAAAGCACGTGCATGATATCAGGAACTCGCTGCATTCCCTGACGCTAAATCTTGCGCGAAAGGAAGTGGATCGTGAATCCGAGCAAGGATGACAAGTCTAATGAAATCTGGCACCTGACGGCTGATGCCATCATTGATGCCATGAAGGATCCGGATCGTGTGAGTCCAGGATGGGCTCAGGCTGGTCTGAGGTTCCTTAAGGATAACGGCATCCAGGCCATGGATGTCCCTAACGGCAAGCTGGAGCAGATGCGCCAGATCCTGCCGTTCAAGAAGATTGGCTGACAATCTGGGGGTGGAAACACCCCCGGATTGCTTTTAAGGCCCCTAGAAGCCCATTACAGACATTCCTAGGCTTTGGGGGTATCTCCGGAGGGGTAGACTCTCCAAGGTCTGTAATGCGAAATTCCCAGGGGTAAGCATGTCCGATAATGACTATACATTTATGCTGAAGGAAGACTTCAGGAACTTTGCCTTTAGAGCCTGGCAGGTACTTGGTCTCCCTGAGCCAGCCCGTGTCCAGTATGACATCTGCGAGTTCCTGCAGTCTGGTCCTAAGCGTAGGATGATCCAGGCCATGCGCGGCGCTGGCAAGTCTTACCTTACAGCCACCTATACCGCGTGGCGGCTGTACCGTAATCCAGATACCACCATCCTGTGCGTATCTGCCGTACAGACCCGAGCCCGGGAATTCATTCTGCTGGTCAGGCGTTTGCTAGACAGCATGGACGAACTGGCGCATCTCAGGCCCGGAGAATGGGACCGTGACGGAGCAGACCGGTTTGACGTCGGCTGCCGCACCACACCCAGCAAGAACCCGTCCGTAGCAGCCTACGGCATCAAGAGCATGATCACCGGTACCCACGTAGACGTCATTATCAACGACGACGTGGAGATCGTGGACAACTCCAGGACCGTGGAAGCTCGAGACTCCCTGATGCACCGCCTTCGGGAATTCGAGAACATCCTGAATCCGGGTGGAGACATCATCTATCTCGGCACCCCACAGACCGAGGATTCAGTCTATAATCGACTGGCGGAGCACTACGAGTGCCGTAGGTGGCCGGCTAGGTATCCTAATCCCAGCGACGAGCGCCAGATGATGCGTCTGGCTCCTATGCTTACGGATGATCTGGACAATGGTGAGGTCAGGCCGGGGGATCCGACCTATCCCGCCTACTATCCGGATGAGCTGCTGGTAGAGCGAGAAGCCATCATGGGCCCGTCCATGTTTGCCCTGCAGATGCTGCTGGACACCACGCTGTCGGATGCCGAGAGGTATCCGCTGAAGCTGTCCAACTTCGTGGTCTGGGACATGGCTACAAACATGGCTCCAATGAACGTGGCCTGG